CACGGGATTCGCAGGGGACTTTTCCTGTTATGATGGAACATTACAAGCCGAGGCTATTTGGGGCCTTGCAGACTTGATCAACCAATTCTACGACGATGGAGTTGAAGAGCAAATGATGCGTCAAGTGCTCATGAGCGAAATGATTCACACCGAAATGACTTGTGTCAACACTCTATTGTTTAAACACCAAGGTAACCCTTCGGGATGCCCTCTAACTGTCATTCTGAACACCTATGTCAACATGGTGTATATGGTGTACGCATGGTTGGAAACAGCCCCACTTGAATACAACTCTCCTGCTTTCTTCTACCAAAATGTGAAACTTGCGATATATGGTGATGACAACATCGTGGCTGTTAAGCCCTATTGCCAATCCTTTTATAACATGTCGACCATCTCGGACGTGTTGGCCAAATGCGGTTTGGAATATACCGCTCCCGACAAATCTACCAAAAATGCAGGTGTCAAGCGTATCTGCGAATGGACCTTTTTAAAGCGTGGTTTTCATGTCGAAGGAAATCGCGTTGTTGCTCTTATGGAGCAGCAGACCATCACCGAAATGCTCAATTGGATCCGTACTTGTGAAGACCCCTTTGAAGCTGTGATGGAAAATGCCTCAACCGCACTCGGATTCGCCTTTGCTTACGGGCCAGCATATTTTAATGCGATGCGAACACGAATCTTGCAATGGATAGCTCGCTGCGACAACAAAGCTGCGCGTTCCTATATGCTGCCTGATTATGATTTTTACAATCGTTTCTTCGGAAAAACCCGCGACCTACCTGTTATTCGCCTGTGGAATGGCCGTCTCACTGTGGACTTTTCAGAAGTGCCTCAAGAGAGGAGTCCGGTCATGGAGGGCTGGAAGAAGACGTTGCGCCGTGTGCGGATGCAGGGAGACCCAGATGAGAAAAGTGGAGAAACTAACACGCCCACCCCTTCAGGGGACTCCATTCAAGAAGTGAACCACTCAACCAACAATGTATTGGGCGAACCAGACAAGATGACTGTTGCAGAGAATACCTCTGGTTTTACCATGACACAAAACACTGCCACCACCAGTGCTGAGAGACCTGAATCATCTACGATGGCCACCAAAGCACACATGTTTGTGCCCGATATAGACTGGAGTCTGACAAAGATGGTGGAGAAATGGACACTTGTGGGCGTCTTCGATTGGACTACTGCCATGAGCCCGCGTACAAAGATACTTCAACTTGTTGCCCCGACGGATTTTTGGTCGACCAACTTCAACCATGCGCCATTTCAACTTTTCCAATATTGGCGTGGAACAATGGTTGTGAAACTTCAAGTCAACGGAACTCCTTTCCACCAGGGTAGAGCTATAGCTTTTTGGGCACCATTGATGGGATTTGATCGAGTTAACCAATGGCATGCTCAGAGTTGGCCCGCAGCGACGACGGTGCCCCACGTTCAATTGAATCCGGCAATTTCCAACACTGTGGAATTGTGTGTACCATTTGTGAATCCCAATCACATGCTCGATCTAGGGCGTGTCCTTGATGAACCACTCAATTCTATCAAGCTGCTTAACTTTATGGGAACCCTGACTGTTCTCGTCCAAAATACCTTGCAAGCAGCCGCTGGAACCACAACCACTCTCAAGATATCAATGCACGTTAAATTCATTGACAATTTCTGGGCTGTACCAAAACCGGAATCCCTTTGCACAACGTCCATGCGGAAGATGCGCGCGCGGATGCAGGGTCTTGGAGATGCATTCATGGGCACATTCGGGAACATCACTAAAGTGCTCGGCCAGGTTGTTGGACCTTTAAAAATCCAGGACATGATCGCAGGGGTGTCCATGATGGACAAGCCTTTGATAGCTACGGAACCCGAGATTTACACTCCAAACGTACACGGCTTTTATGCTAATTCCACCAACGTGACACACATGGAACGATTCACACTAACACCGAAGGACTATGAATTTGCAACGCCTGAGACTTTCGGAACACATCAAGACGAGATGGACATCAAATATCTAACATCGATTTGGAACTTGGACTACACCATGAATTGGTCTGTAAGTCAGTCATCCGGTGATATTTTGAATGCAGGTTATTTAGCGCCGTGCCCGTATGCACTTGGAGCTCAGCCGCCCGCCATGCAATCACCTGGCTGGTGGGTCACAGCCGCAATAGTCACGCCAACCATGATGGACTACGTTGCTTCAAAATTCTCGTTCTGGGAGGGAACGTTGAAATACCGATTCCAATTTATAGCGTCTAAATATCACTCAGGGCGCTTGGCCTTCACTGTTCACTATGGGACACACAACGTGGATGAATTGCCTCCAACGCTTAGCGCGCGTATGTCACAATACACGGTGATTCTTGATTTGGGAGAAGAGAACAATGAATTCGAGATCGAAGTGCCTTACTATGCGATCCGCCGCCTGCGCGTGCCAGCTGGTCCCTACATTCCTCATTCGTTTGGAGATCGGAATGATTACGAGGATTACAGCATGGGTATTTGGTGCTTATCTGTTGTCAACCCGCTTGTCGCACCTTCAGGTGTTTCTTCCAATCTTGACATTAATATGTGGCGAGCTGCAGGCGCCGATTTTCAATTGCAATATGCAGGGGGCAACAACGCTTCACTACGACCGATCAACAAAGGAGAGAATAGGTCGCGCCCACGCATGCAGGGTTCCAACCCTCGCAAGATTACACCAACAGTCGAAAAACAAGGACCCATGATCCACATTTCTTCTGAGCACGCCTTGGTAGCTGCACCAAAGGGCGGAGTGCATATCCCAACACGCAGCACCGTCAAATCAATTAATGAGCTCATCAAACGCTATGCGCGCGGCGCTAGCTATGCTCAAAACGTAACGGAAACCGACTTTTACAAATCACACAATGCTGCTTTTGACATAGGCTACATGTTATCTGGACAAAACGTTACTGGGACAGGCTTAGCTGACACTGGCAGAGTCTGGGGCCGCTCCGGATTGATCACATGGTTTAGCAAGATGTATCGAGGATGGCATGGCAGCACTCGACTCAAATTTGACATTCAAAATTCCAGCGGAGCCAACACACGCACTGTCGTTGCATATGAGCCCACACCAAAGGTAGGGTTCGGCGTTCGCGATGTTTATACCACGCCCCAACAAAACATTTATCTAGCAGCTCTCACACCATGGGACTCTAGCAATCTTGCGGATACTGCCCAATTCGCTATGATTTCTCCACCCAGGGCAATCAACAGTGGCAACATTTATATGATGCCAATTGAAATTCCTTACGAAAGTGCCTACAAATTTTTGGCGCTTCCGGACGAGGATAATTCTGAAAGTGCCTTGGTGGGGCACCCGATTACAACAACTGGAACGGTCCTCATGACCACACAATTTCCAGCTGTTACAACACCACCCACAAATTTCACGCATGAATGGCATGTGGAATTTGCTTGCGGGGACGAATTGCGCTTCGGCATTCTCCTCGGCCCGCCCATCATTTATATCGATGAGACGGATTCATTCCCGGACAACTACACTGTACGTCCATAAAATTTCGCCGTGTTAACACTTCATTTAATTTCACTCTTACGAGAGTGAGCCTAGTTTAGACGCCTCCAACTGAGCTTCTAGGCCCTGG